ATTGAGTTGACAGTCTAACACAAATCGCTTATAATATAAAGGACTCTCACACAGTCCTTTTTTTAATGCAATCATTATGAACCCATTCAAAAAAATTGATGATAATACCTATCAGGACACAGAGGGAACACTATACAAACCGATACCAAACTACGAAGACTATTATGTTAGTAACCTCGGGTTTATTTACTCTACGAAATGGGGTAAATGGAAAAAATTGAAAATTCATCTAAACGAAAATGGTTATCGGCGTGTTACTCTCAGACAAAATGGTAAGACCGTAGTAAGAAGAGTTGCGAAACTTACCGCACTTGCTTTTATATCGGCACACTCAAGTGTTACCAATGTGTTACACATAGACGGAAACAAATTAAATGATCACGTCAACAACCTTAGACTAGATAAACAACCAATTTCATAAATGTACAAATAAATATATGTAAGTATTTTATTTAACGAGTAATCTACGGAGGAATTGCAACCTTAGACCCTAACATATCGATCGAAATCTGTCAACCATTATGGGAAAATTGTAACATTTGCCAAGTATCCCAAATTGGTATATAATTCAGCAGTTCATTACACCCTAAGCAATGGGACGCACATACAAACGCAATGATGCTCACAACAGTAACAGAGCGAAATCACTACGCGAAAAAAGAAACAAACAGAATGAACCACTAAGTAAGAAGAATTACCAACACAGAAACAAACAGACAGACAGGTACGAATCACCCGAGGATTTTATCAATGAATGACCCAAGGACAAAAGACTGGATTGATCTACTACTTGACGAACCTGACGATGATATGGTAGAATTAGATTATGAAATTTATGATGATGAATCTAATGATCTAGACCTCGATTATACTACACAGCAATGAAAAGATTTGATTTTCTTAATGAGTTAGTCGAGTCCAATTCTTGCCCACCCTCGGAGCTAGTGGAGTGGGGTCAATTTCTACTGGACACAGAGAAACAACCCGAGTTCACTAAGTATAACAAATTGCTATCTTATTTGGTTAGTGAGGGGTTATGCTACCACGTCCCGAGTTAGTTGTCAAGAGTAGTATTGCGACATATTAAAAAGGGAACCTAGTGTTAACCTACAACAGTATAGGACAGCATATATTATCGAAATCCCATTTTGGGTCCCCCCATATATCAAAAATTTTTCCAGGTAAAAAATGACCAAAAAGATCGATCAGTACCGTGAAGAGTATGCTGAGTACCTCGGCAGAGAGTGGGGAGGTCAGAAAGGAGGGGGATGCTTCAAGTTACTCTACGACTATGGAGTGAATACTGGTTATCACGTCTGTAAGGAGGACTATAGTCTGAATCAGCGTGCATTCCTCAAGTCTATATGGGATGACGAGGGATGGTCCGCCATCAAGACTTCCGAGATGGGCGAGGAGTTCGGTATCGAGGATCTGGAGAAGTTTGACATTCTTCTGATGAACTTAGATAGCAATCGCTTGAATCACGGAGCATTGTATCTTGGAGATGGATTCGTATTACATCACAAAGCATTTGATGTGTCTAGGATAGAAAAAGTAAAACCCTATATACCACAGACACTATATGTGATACGAAAGAATGTCTCATAGATATATTCTCACAATAGATGAGGATGACGATACTGGTGAATTGCTTCTAAACCTTCCTGATGATCTATTAGATGAGATGGGTTGGTATTATGGTGACGAACTGGAATACTCGATCGAAGATGATCAACTCACTTTGAAAAAATTCAAAGAACCTTAGTATGAATTGGAACAAGTTATCAATCGAACACAAACAGGTCATTTATGATGCTGTACGTTACTATCAGTTAAATAAGATCGCAACACCTTCGGGTGAACGCTATAATAAGTGTGATGAGATCTTATCATCTCTTTATGGTACTTTGAAACGGTATGAAATTGCGTCCGACTCCGACTGTGACATCTGAAACTTGGACGATCACAGTGACAAAAGAAGAACGTCAACTGATCTGTAATAGTGCTGCTTGGGCACTGATGTATAAACCACAAGTGTGTGGTGGCAAGGAGTTAGAGAAAGTACAAGCGTTACATAGATCCCTGAGAGAGAAGTTAGATTGTACTGAGGGATTTGTATGACACACGATGACAAGTTTCATAAGATGCAACGTCAGAGGGTAGTGGATAATTTTCTGCCTGAGGACGAGTTCTTTGCAATGCAGGAAGCAATATGTGGTGATCAGTGTTTTCCTTGGTATCTGAACCACGCAAAGGTAATGCACGTGGCAAGGATGATAGACCCAGATTTACAGAAGAAAGAGATATATAATTGGCAGATGGTACACAAGTTCTATGAGGGCGGGAGACCTCAGAGTCCACAGTGGGATTTGATCTTACCTTTGATCAATCGGATACAACCGAGAGCGTTAATACGTGTCAAGGCAAATCTGAACCATCACACAGACGAATTAATAGAATACGATTATCACACAGACTGTGGGGAGTATTATCCTGACGGTGGTGAGAACGTCTTTAAGGGCGCTACAACCGCTGTGTTCTATCTGAATGATAACGATGGTTATACGTTCTTCCAGGACGGGACTAGAGTTGTTTCTAAGGCGAACAGGATTGTCTTCTTTCCAGTCAATACACCACACGCAGGTACATCAACAACAGACACTAAATTTCGATTTGTGCTAAACTTAAATTACTTCTAAGGTATCAAACATACTAAGACGTTACCCCGCGAGCGTCGTAACTATTCTAAAACTACTATGAAATACGAACTCCATACGTGGACCTACGATAGAAACTGGGACCAGAACTGGGTACCTAACTTTACCCAACCTCTGAATACGAAGAACTCTGGAAATGACGTGCAAGCGCCGCGTCGAAAGGAATTGTTGGAAGAACTGGAAAGTAAGGGAGATAATGAACTAATCGAGGTGTTGGGTTTGAGGGGATGTCCGAAAGGGACTGTAGTAACGTGTCTGCCTGGTGAGATCTGGAGATGCTTGCGTCATTATGAATCTGGTAGGGAAGTTATCATACCGTACTACCACGTGAGCAATCTGGGGCGACTTGTGAGTCACGTGCATCATCCCAGTTATAATAAGAAGTTTAAGTGTAGTGATACGTGGTCCAGAGGATACAACTGTCTTGCTTTCGGTAAGATGAAGAGTACGAAAGGTCTGGACGGTAAGTGGAGAGACCGTATTCATTATAAAATTAAGTATCGTGATGGCGATAAGTGGTACTTTGCTCCATTGCTTCTCCCAGAGGGAGTGAATGGTAAGAATGCTCCATTTGTAAGTGCTGCTGCAGAGCAGGGTACAAAGGATATTGGATCACATCAGATCATCGCTGCTACATTCATTGATATATGTGAAGTTCCTCCTACCTGCAGGGACACTGAGTTCTTGAGAGACATTGGTTGGGATCGTATGTCCAAGAAGGGCAAACGTAAGATGGCATCTCTATTTGAGATTGATCATATGAACCAAAGGTGTTATGATAGTAGGTGGACAAACCTAGAACGTAAGAGGGGAGTTGATAACAACTTCGAGGCATTGATTGCTCGTGGTGGAAACCATAGTAATAGTCACGAAGAAGCATTCGTCTCTTCTAAAGAATCTGTACTTGATCAATTTTTCGTATGAGCATTGAATTTCCTACTGAACAGCAACCTACCCCAGGTGTACCACAGTTCGAATCTTATGAGGAAGAACTGGAATGGCGATTTGAGAAGGTTGCTTCTTCTATTAAGAACCTTGCACACCGTGCAGCAACTATAGAAGCGTTCCTCCAGAGGGGAGCAGATATGATTCAGTACAAACCTGATGGTCAAGACAAACACTTGAACCTGACTGCACTGTTTGATAATCTGTTTGAGCGACTAAATAAAATTGAGGAAGATATTGCCCAATTAAAGAGTGAGCATATTCATAATTGAAACGGGGAGAAGTTATGAGAATCCTATTGATTCTTATGACTACCAACGTCAATACACAACTGATGATCACCCGTCCTTTTCAGGTAATGATGAGGATGGGAGACCGCTTGGGCAGATTCAGATTGAAGGTATGGGACCTGGATCCTATGCCTTTGGTCGTGATGAGGTATATTACATCGGTGTACAGAATGAGACTTGTATTGCACACTGTGATGTAGAGAGAAGAGAGGTATATCGCTTTTATAGTGGACGTAGAGAGGATCATACTTATTGGTATGACACGGAGATGCCTGATAAGTCTCCACAGAATCCAAAGAGGTATAACAGAGAACCTAGGAATGGTATCTGGTCATTTTACTTAATGGCAGATTCTCAGAGTGGGACTAATCCGTTATACTTACATTATGATTCTGCAAACTTTAATTCTTATTTTTCTAGTTCTTCTAGTGGTGCTGTAGAACTGCTTGGACATATCTTCACTGGTAATAGCGCACCTAGTGATGTATTGAATCCAGGTGAGACACTACAACCTCTATATCACTATAGGAAGAACGTAAACGGTGATGTCGATGATTTCTACACCGTAAACCCTGCAGGAGAGGTCAATCTACAGATTGGTATCCCAGGAGTACCTGATTCACCTCAACCTAGAGGACAGGAATATCAATATCAAGGTATCTATGGGTATGTAATGAATGCATTTGCCCCTAGAAAGAGAGGAACCGTCGTAGATACTGGTGGTCCACAGAATACTGGTGAAGTAGACCGTACTGGTTGGTATAATTACAACTCAACTTACTCTAGAAGGAGATATGAAGACGAAACACTGACTCCTGCACAACAAGGATGGGGTGATCCTAATGCAGCAGACATTGCTGATAACAAAGCAAACTTCGAATGGTACTTTGGTAAGAATGGAGCAGTCAAATGTGCACTGCCTAGGTTCTTAGGATTCCACGATGCCTTTGAAGGGCAGTTTGTGTACTATCTGTACAATACAGAGTATCCATTTGCGGGACCTGTCTTTGGTATTAACTTTACTACCACTAATGCCCCTTGTATTACTGGTTCTAGGAATCAACAGACCGAACCTACTGTCGAATATAAGAGTATCTACTATAAAATTAGAGAAGATGCGTGGCAAACACAGAAAACACACATAAAAGTTGCTGCACCTAACGGAGATGGCATCTCAGATTCATTCTGGGGGTGTGGAACAGACGATCAGATGCTGTTTTTCCGTTATACATCGTCAACTGGTGCGTTTTTGATTGGTGATGAGATCAAAAACTGGCGTATTAGTCAAGTTAGGTACTTTGGAGACGAACTTAGATGCGGTTATATGCGTTTAAGACAGAAAAAAGCACGTAATGGTGGGACTTTTAGTTATAATGAGACAATTACCGCCCCTGATGGTGCAACTGCACTCGCTTTGGCGGGTTATGGCATCAAAGATCGCGCTGCTTTCTTCGGAGTGTACGAATTTCCGAAAAAAATCAGTTATTTTAAGGTAGAAATTGATAATAGAGCGTTAATTCCAAGAAGAACACTCGATGAAGCGATTCTAGAGGCAACTATTGACAAAAAAGGGCGTGTTGGGTCGATTGAGATCATCAATGCGGGTCTTGGTTATGTCAATCCCGATGTTGTGGTGTCTATTCCCGACGAATTGAAGGAAGAAGGGTTCACAGATACCGCAGAGAACTCAGTTGAGGCATTTTCGAGCAGTGGACTCAATGATTACAACATAAATCTTGAAACTAGCGATGAATTCGAGTCTGGAGACAAAGCACCTCGTAAATTAGTGCGTAAAATTAAAAAAGAGAAGTTTATAACTGATGCAGGGTTCCAAAAAGAAGTCAGACAGGCAAAAGCACGTATTACACTGAATGAAGATGGTGCTGTTAAGTCTGTAACCATTACTGAGAAGGGAAAAGGTTATACACCTGGGGATAAAGTTGCTGTTTACGTTGTAGAGAGGGAAACTGAGTCTAGACAAGACGATTTCATCGGTTCTGGGATGAAAGAGACTACTAAACGCTTCAATAAGACATTTAATGACCCAGATATGCCGATGGTAGACACTCCTGCCAGAGTTCGGGATGAAAATGGCAATATTGTGACTGTTTCTACCAATACTTTGTTTGATGACGCACAATCTGCCTATGCAGACGCTGTTGGGGAGTTTGACGAACCTGTTACGACCACATATACGACATCTTACCTCAAAGCACACGAAATGAGTGATACTGAGAAGTTGAAGTTCTGTAAAGATGTGATTCCTGTTGAATGTTTAGACCCAGGAGTAGGTTCTGACTGGCATAAACTGTCAACTTACATCGATCCTTCAAAGATGTACGCGCAGGCAAAGCAATGGAACCCCGAGTTAGAGAAGGAAGAGGAGGCAATTTCTCGTCTTGTTAGTGATAGTGAGGACAGTTCTGAGACAATTAACCGTAGATTGAACAATGGAATGAACGGAATCCTCGGTGGAGAGTGTCTTGAGGTGGCACAAAGCGTTTTATATGGTGTCAGACGCTTCTTTGACATCCCTTGTCCCGAAGTTAAGGTAGGAAAGGACGGAGTTTCGCGTACTTTTGGATTTTTACCGTACAAATATTGCGGATCTAGCAGAGAACACGCACAAGTTAAGGTAACAATGGAGGTTGAAGGCAATGTAATGAAGAAAGGAGAGGCAATAAACACCGATTTTATCGACTTTTTGAAGGAATTACCCAAACCAACCCTTACTGCACCGCGTATTGTGGGTATTGCAGGTAAAGATAAGTCGCATTCTTGTAAGAGAGGGTCAAATGTAGAGGGTAAATGCTACGAAAGTGGTAAAGGTCAGTACACATTCGTCCCAGATTCGGGTGATGAGAACACTTTTGACTTCTATGGTACAGAAATAGAGCAGTTAGAGACGTGGTTAGGTGATGGAAACTTCAGTTCTTATGGTACAGGCACCTCTACGCACACTGTTACTACTGGTAATCCACCCACAACACAGACTTATACCCTTACATACAACACAATTCAACTAGCATCCTGCTCTGGAGGCAAGTTTCCGAATCCCTGTTGGCATAATTTTGTGGTAGATGGTGTATTGGATACCTATAACTCTTGGGATAACAGTGGAAATGCGAATGATGACTGGGCAAGTAACCTCTGTAGCGATCCTCCATTCAATAATTTCTTCATTAACTGTGCTGCATTAAGAAATGTGATCTATGCAACCATCGCTTTTGACCCAGGTGCGATCTCAGATATTGACAATAACATTGAACTTGCAGCGATTTCGGGTAGATTGAACTATACAAACTACTTGACAGGAGCAACTATCCTTATGGATAGGTCCCTAGATAACTTTGGGAACCCATATTTCGACGAATGTGATCTAACGGAATACTAATGGCACTAGGATTAAACAAACCAGTAGCGAATCATAACGGTTTACCCTGTACAGGACACGGTATTCCGATTCCTTCTACAATTCACTCTACACAAGCGTGTAAAACACCTCCTATTAGGTTAGGAATCGTGATGAAGAACAAAACTTGCTTGTGGCCACCTACTCCTTTGGTGCCTTTGACTGCTCTTAACCCTGCTAGGGCGATGGTAGTGGTCAATGGTCTGCCAATTATGATTAATGGTGATGCATTTACACCTCATTTGTCACCGACAACCAATATTATTAATTATTTGTGTCCTTGCGGTAAAGCAACTTGTATTATTCCGACTCCAACAGTCTGTTCACTTCTGACTGCTGAGGATATATCAGGTGGTCACCCTAGAGTCCTCTCAACGGGCACATATCAGTCTGTAAGGGCGTTCAAGATACCGATAGGTAGATTGGGTGATTCACTAGGTCCGAAGGGGTATCCGTGCTCTTCTAAGATCGCTTATGGATCTCCTAATGTCCTAGCAGGATAAATGTGTTATAATTCTACGGTAGTCACACAACAATTATGGCACGAGCAAAAGTAGGTCTCTCTGGAGGCGTCTTTATTGAGTCTGCTCCTAAGAGCACCCGTCAAGGAAGTTCTAAGAACACAAAATACTCAGCATCTTCCCGTAATAAGGCGAAGAAGAAGTACAGGGGTCAAGGTCGATGAGACCTGAGACTCGTCAAGCGATGGAAATGCTGTTCCACGCTAAATGGAATCTTCCTAAAGCAGCGGAACATTGTAGTCTTACCAACAAAGAGATGAAGATTACATTCAATGAATATTGTGCTTTTCATCCTCCTACGTGGAAGGAATCTAAATAAAAGCATTAGTGATAGGAACCACTATAAAAGTTCTTCATTTAACAACGGAGAACAATTATGGTTAGGGTAGATCAAGCGGATTGGTTCATCCAATCTGGTATGAGACTAGTAACTGATCCTAGAGCTGATAAATACTTAAAACAAGTATCAGATCGTGGCGCGTTACAGGTTCAAGGCAGAGAAAAACCTAAGCAGACAGTTTAGGGACTTCAGTATTGGGATGAAAGCAAATCCTAATACTGAAGATTTTTCTATTGTCAAAAACGAAAACGCAATCAAGCAGGCAATGAAGAACCTGTTGTTGACACAATTTGGTGAAAGACCATTTCAACCAAAAACAGGTTCTCGTGTCAAATCGATGTTGTTTGAAAACTTCGATGTCTTTATGATTGAGGGTTTGACTGACGAAATCAGAAATACGCTGAAACGTCTAGAACCTAGGGTGGCAGTTAATGATGTTCGTTGTAGTGTCGATGATACTAACGAACTAGCAGTGGAGATTGATTACACAATCATTGGTGAACAACTTGTTTACACTGTAGACTTCCTCTTAGAGAAGGCGTAAAAAATGGCAGCAATTCCCTCAAATTTAACATCCTTAGATTTTACTGAAATCAGAGAATCGATCAGATCATATCTGCGAACGAGAGATGAGTTCACGGACTATGACTTTGATGGTAGTGCTGCGTCATATCTTTTGGACGTTCTGTCATATAACACATACTATGCTGCATTTAACGCTAATATGGCGATGAATGAGGCGTTTTTGGAATCTGCAACTGTTAGAGACAACGTTGTAAAGATTGCCAAGCAACTTAATTATACTCCTAGATCTATCAAAGCGTCCAAAGCGTGTGTTAGATTCAGTGTGCAGACAGCATACCTAGGTGATGGCGTATCGTTCCCAACACAAGTCACTCTCCAGGCTGGAGATGTTTTTGTTTCTACTACTAATGGTGAACCATACACGTTCACTCTCCCTAACGAAATCAGAGCAACTGTTAATCAATCTGATGGTGTTGCGACGTTTGATAAGATTATCATCTATCAAGGTAACACTCTTGAGTACACTTACACAGTTGATGACGTTAACAAGAGAGAATACTTAATTCCTGCAGAGAATGTGGACACTACGCTGCTATCAGTGTCCATTTCTCCTAATGCACAGTCAACAGAAATCGATACTTATAACCTTGTACAGAATATTGTTGATGTAGACGGTACAACTCGTGGTTACTTCCTAGAAGAGACTGATGATCTACGTTATAACGTCATTTTTGGTGATGGCGTTATTTGTCGTAGGTTGATCTCTGGTGAGGTCATCCGTTTGAAGTATGTTCGTACTGATGGTCCCGATGCAAACGGATGTAAGCGATTTAACTTCATTGGTAGAGTTATTGACAGTGAAAACCGTTTCATCAACAATGCCAGTGTCTCTCTAGCGACCATAGACGGGTCTCAAGACGGTGAGAACCTAGAGACTACCCTGAGCATCAAATATAACGCTCCTAGGGCGTTTAACAGTCAGAACAGAGCGGTTACTGAGTCAGATTACGAATACATCACTAAAAAGGTGTATCCTCAAGCAAGATCTGTAACTGCATATGGTGGAGAGCGTCTAAATCCACCAGTTTACGGAAAGGTGTACGTTGCTATCCGTACTAAGTCAGGTGCTACGCTGAATACCACAACTAAGAAGCGTATTAAGAACAATTTGCAGAAATATGCGATTGCTGCTATTGAACCAGTAATTATTGATCCTATTTCACTTTATATCAGACCTAAGACTTGGGCGTTCTTTGATGGTACTAAAACTGCACTGTCAAACAACGAAATTGCGACAACTATCCTTGGATCTATCGATCAGTACAATAATCAAGGTTCTTCTTCTAGATTCAGCGGTAGAATTGACATCTCTGCATATCAGAGAATGATTGACGATTCAGATCCTGCTATTAGCGGTAATGTCACTCATATGACCCTTGGTATGAATATTGAAGGATTTGAGTTTGGTCAAACCTTCTCCAAGTGTGTTGACTTTGAAAATGAGATTGAGAATCCTAATGATCTCTCTGGTGGTCCAAAAGGAGGAAGTGGAGACGGTTCTGATGGACAATGTTTACCGAAGTATTCAAGTGTGAAGACTGGTACATTCTATGCTACTGGTTACACAGAAAACCTTCTTGCTATTCAGGGTACATCATCTAACTCTATTTCTGCTACATCATTCATTGATAATGACACATCAGCACTTCTTCCTGTAAATATTCGTGATGATGGTTATGGAAACCTCATTATGGTTACAAAACAGGATGAGAAGGAAGTTACCCTTAAATCTTCAGTTGGTACTGTAGATTACAAGTCTGGACAGGTTTGTGTTGGTCCTGTAGATGTACATTCTACTCCTGACGGAACACCTCGTATTCCAGTTACTGTGATTCCAAAATCACCAAATATCAACATTGGTTCTGGTGTTGACCCAACAATCTTTAACCCGATTGTAACAACCATTGATTACACTATTGATGGCAGCAATATTGGCGCATTCGATCCGTTCGACTTTACTGCAATCAACTTTGACGGAACCGCACTAAATATCATTGATTATCCAAGCACAGTGTTTGAACTCCCCGAGTTCAACTCCTGTTTCTAAGACCGCCGTACTTAAAAGATGGTTGCACATAACACAGCAATTAAGGTCTCCCAGAGACTGAACAGTCAGATTCCTGCGTTTATCAAGGAGGATAACGACCAGTTCGTCAACTTGCTGACAGAATACTATAAGTCACAAGAGAAATCAGGGCGTCCATACGACATCCTAAACAATATACTAGCATATGTTGACATTGGGTCAGGAGAATTTAATCCTAATTTCTTGTCATCAGAGTCTGCTGTGTTGGAGGCGGTTGATCCTACGCAGAACAAAATTGTTGCTGAGAATGTAAATTACTTCTTAGAGAAAGATGGCACTCTAAAGATTGACAATGAAGTTCTATATTACGAGTCTGTAACACATTCTCCTGACATTGTTTTCACGCCAGGAGTTAATAAGCAAGAATTTGATAGAAAAGTTCAAGAATTCGAACCTATCAATAGTCAGTTTAATAATTCAACAACAGAATTTAATTTAAGACTGTTAGGTAGACCAGTTTCACCTCAGTCTTCAAATCACCTTTTGGTGATTGTAAATAACGAGTTTATGTTCCCTGATAGGGATTACTTCGTTGAAGGTGACCGTATTCGCTTTGTAAACCCTCCAGAACCGACTACAGGGGCGTTGACAGGTGCAATCAATACCATTCGTTACCTTATCGGTTATACAAGCGTTCCAGTCCGTTCTCTGGACACCATTTCAGTTGCTAATGATGCTACTGAGTTTTCACTGAAACTCAATACTCAACCTTACAGTCCTCTTTCTACTGTTTCATCAATCGTTGTTGTTAACAGAGTTGAAAAGAGACCTTTTGAGGATTTCACAGTTTTTGAAGATAAACTCATCTTCAAGCAACCTGTTTCACAAAATGCTACAATAGATGTACGTTCTGTTGAACTCATTGCTCCTGAATTTGGTTCAGGTGCTTCAGCAGTATCTCAAATCGATGGCGGTGCTGTCAATGACATCCTTGTCAGAAATGGTGGTTCTGGTTATAGAGTAAGTTTTGCTCCTAGAATCACTATCCAGTCAAATAAGGGTACTGGTGCAGGTGCTACAGCAGAAGCACTTGTAAATGGTATCAAGAATACTCAACTTCTATTCTCTGGACAAGGTTACTCTTCTAACAACCCACCTATCGTAGTTGTAGATGCTCCTGCTGATGATGAGGGAACCAGAGCACAAATTACTGCTATTGTCTCAGATGAACTCGAAGGTGTATCGGAATTGCGTGTCACTTCTTCAGGAAGTGGATATGACCGCATTCCTTCAATTAAGTTTGTTAATCCTGGTGGTGCTACTATATCAGATCCTACAGTTGAAAACGGATCAATCGTCGCAGGATCAATCTCAGTAACCGCTTCTGGTTCTGGGTACACAACTGCACCTTTGGTGTATATGGATCCTCCTACTGGGGATAATGCTATCAATGCAACTGCTCAGGCAGTCCTTGATGCTGACGGTAGAGTTGAAAGAATTGACATCATATCATCAGGTCAAGGATATGAAGGTAACATCAGGGCAAGAATTATCGATCCTGTTGGTGCACAGATCCTTGATGTGTCTTGTACTGGTGGTAGAGTTACTAATATTGAACTACTAACTGGTGGTAAGGGTTATACAGATGCTCCATCTGTGTATATCGTTGATAATAGAAAGGATACCAACGGTCAACCTATTGGTGGTACTGGTGCAACTGCTGTTGCTACCATCTTCAATGGTGAGATCACTGACATCAATATCACTAGTTTTGGTACTGGATACTCAGATACAGAACCTCCTAAGGTCTTTATTGCTGCTCCTCCTGTTCCAGAAGCATCTTGTGACGTTGGTTTTGGAGAAATTACAGGTTTCACAATCCACAGTGCGGGACAAAATTACCAACCTTCAGCATTTGTTGGTGTAAAGCGCGGAGTTTCTGCTGTCACATCATATGATCAGAAGGGTCATCAAGTTTATAGTGGAGAATCTAGTCTGGTACAGTCTTCTCACGCTGTAGGATCAGTAATTCACAATCTTGATAATCTTTTTGCTAAAGAATTATACAGAAGATTCGTAAATCAATATCTTCCTAATGCGGAAATTGACTACAAAAAAGTCAACGCTCCGCAAATTATTAAGACTATTTCGGATTTTTACGCATCTAAAGGTACGAAGATCTCTACACAGTACCTCTTTAAGATCCTTTATTCCGAAAATGTTGATGTTTCTTATCCTAAAGATGAGATTATCAAACCTTCTGCTGCAACTTGGAACGTAGATACGGTTCTTAGAGCAGATCTTTTGGAAGGTAATCCAGAGAATCTAATCGATTCACAGTTGATTCAGTATGTTGATGACGTTGATACTAACGTAAAAGGTGCATCTGCACTGATTGAAAACGTTATTGCTATCAATACTGGTGTTGGTACTGTGTATGAACTTGCAATTTCAGAAGAAACTCTGCAAGGTGCGTTCACAATCCCCTACAAAACCACACTGGTTGAGGAACTTTCTACCACTGAATCAATTATTACAGTTGACTCTACGATTGGTTGGCCAGAAAGAAACGGTACTATCCGTATTGATGACAACGAGGTTGTACAGTATAAAGAGAAAACACTGAACCAGTTTATTGAATGTACTCGTTCTAAGAACGGTGTAGTAGAAGATTGGGATGCAGGTACTACAGTTTTCTCTGACATCTTCGTTTATGTCAACCGTGGTACTGAAAACGAGTGTAAGTTGCGTGTTCTTGGTATTGCTGATGCAGAATCTACAGTTCTGTCTGACAATGGTTCGTATTATCTTCCTGGCGACAAACTAAACGTTGCATCACTTGGTTCAACTTCTAACGATCAAAGAATTACTTCTTGGTTGTATAACGTCAAGAAACTAATCAATATCAACGAAATCGTCCCTGGTGGTCTTAATAATCAGACTGCAACTGTTACTTGCTCTAATAACCACGGTCTACTGGTTGGTGACACAGTTACTATCTACGGTGCAAACCCAACTGTGTTCAACGGAACCTTCTTGGTTACATCCCGTATCAATGCTACTCAGTTTGAATACAACATCCCTGCTCCTGCTCCTAATGCTCCACAGGGTAATATCCTTCTTTCTGTTGACCTGAACAAAGGTAAGTCTTCAGAAGAGGGTATCAGCGTTGCTATCAGAGACTTTACTACCAACGTACAGAATACATTCTTCAACGATAGGTTTGCATACATTGCATCCTCTGGTATTCCTAACTATCAAGTTGGTCCTTTTGTGGGATCTGCGCTACTTCCTGGTAACCAACGTAAGTTGATCCGTATCCCTAGAGTTATCAATACAATCTCTAGACGTACAGATACAACATTCGGTCCTATCGGTGCTTGGGTTAACGGTGTATCAACTTGGTCCTATAAGTCTGAGACTAAGATCAAGTTTGGTGGATTGACTGGTATAACTATTGATAACCCTGGTCAAGGATATGACGCTGCTAATCCTCCTATTATTGAGATTAATGGTGGCGGTGGATCTGGTGCTAAGGCAAGTGTTGTTGTTAACGGTGCTTTAAGTGAAATCGAAGTTTCTAACGGGGGTACTGGTTACACTTCTAGTCCTCTTGTTTCTATCGTGGGTGGTGGTGGATTCGGCGCTACTGCTACCGCTGTTATTACCAATGGTGTAGTATCAAAGATTCTGGTTGAAACTCCAGGTCAAGGATATACATCACAACCTGACGTTTCTGTCTCTGGTGGAGGCGGTACTGGTTGTACTGCGACTGCACAGGTGCGTGGTCCTATCCAATCTGTAAATGTAGACACAGCAGGTGCAGCGTACACATCTTCTCCTGACATCAAACTAAACTCTGGTGAGGGTGCTGTTGCTCAACCTATTATCATTAACGGTAGAATCGTTTCTATCGCTATCATTGCAGCAGGTAGAGGATATACCACTGCTCCTGAGATTGTGATCAATGGAGACGGTTATGGTGCTATTGCAAGAGCAACTATTGGTGCTGTTGGTGAAGATAGAGGTAAGGTTATCGGTGTTACTGTTGTAAACAGAGGTGTAGGTTACACTACTGGTAATACAACTGTCCGTCTAGATGCGGTTGGTGAGATGGCAGAGTTCACTGCAACTGTGTTTGAGTGGACTAGAAACCTTCAAGATGAACTTGGACAGAACTTTGATACAGCACGTGGTTATGTGTTTGCAGGTTATAACACACAGTATGGTGGTGAATATGCACACCTTTCTGATCCTAAGCAACTAAGATACGTTCTTGGTGACAACGTATTCAAGAATCAGTCAACTCAGCAACTACAAGAACTTACAACTGGATACCAACACTCTCCTATTTTGGGTTGGGCTTTCGATGGTAACCCTATCTACGGACCTTACGGTTACATTGATGCCACTGACCAGTCATCTGGTATTAGAAGAATTCGTTCATCCTACAGAATTAAACCCGCACTCATCTATGATGCTGCGACAAACTTGAATCCTGTTCGCGCAGATGGTCCTCTTCTTAGCGATTACATTGCAGGATCCTTTATTGATGACTTTGAATATGTGTTCCAAGAGGGTGATCTAGACCAGTATAATGGTCGTTTCTGTAAGACTCCTGAATTCCCTGAAGGTGTTTACGCATATTTTGTATCAATCGATGCATCTGATGCAGGTAACCCTGTATTCCCATACATTTGTGGTCCTCAACTGTACTCCTCACCTGATGAGTGGAACTTCTCTCAGGATGCTGTACAGACAAATATCCCTGCTGACGTTGTTAGATTCCGTGATCCTTACGAGGATGTGGATATTGATATTGATCGTACACCTAACCAAGCAACTGACACTCTTGTTACTGAACTTGGTGAGGATCTTATCTTTGAAATCGAAGATACTAACAGAGACGGTCTCATCAATAACGATGAAGCGACTACACCTGTTCAGATTACTGAAGAACCCGTACTACAATTATTTGATTACTACCCTAAAGTCTCTACAAGATCTGTTGTTGACATCGATATTGAGACTACGACTAAGTTTGAAGACGCTAAAGTTGATGGATTTGTGGTTGAGAACCCAGGTGTCTCCTACAAAGTCAATGATAAACTCTTCTTTGATAACGAAGGAACTGATGGTTTCGGAGCCTCTGCAAAAGTTGAGGCAGTTAAGGGTCTAGACATTGCAGGTTATAGTTCATATATCCAGAATGATCTTCCATATGGACGCATCACTACTGCAACTGAGCACGAATTGCGTCTAGATGATCAGATCATCGTTACTAGTACACCTATTCTTGATGACACTAACAAGACATTCAAGGTAAAAGTTATCTCTGGTGTAGAAAGAGTTACTATTGATCAGGAAGGTCTTGGTTATTCTGAGGACATTCCTCCTAGTTACGAAGTTATCACTAACTCTGGACAAGACTTTAACATCAATATTAATAGAGATGAAGGTGGTGCTGTAAGAACTGTTGATATTATCAACTCTGGTTCAGGATATGATAAGGACAATCCACCTCAAATTCGTGTTTCTCATCCTCAAAGATTTAAGAAAGCAAGTTATTTCCTCTCACTTCTAACAGAAGCAGGTTCTACTGTTACTATTAATGATATTAAGGTTGCTGATGATCGTACTTTCTATGTTGCAGGTCAAACAACGGTTGTAGATGGTAATACAGCAGGTGTTCTTGCTAAGTTCAATAGTGATGGTAGATTGCTTTGGAAGCGTACTCTAATTCCTACTGTTCCTGCAAACTCTGATAAATCACTGTCTTGGAAGGCAGTTCATATTGAAAACAGCAATCCTCACAACATCTACGTGATTGGTGAGACTGTTCCTAACGTTGGTAATCTTACTCACAACCCTGACATTGTTGTTGCTAAGTATCAATCAGGTTTTGATAATGCTAACAACCCTGATGGTATTATTCAGTGGCAGCGTGACATTGCAGGTATCTCTGGTTCTACTAGAAGAGACTATGCTTCTGACATCAGACTTGACCAAGACGGTCGAGTGATGATTGCAGGTTATACAGACTCCAACTCTACTGCACCTGACGATATGTGGGTCGCATTGTTAGATCTTGATGGATCTATGATGGAGAAGCGTAAGATCGCTTCTGCTGCAGGTAGTGAGCATCTTCATAAGATTCAGTGGAGAACAGATGATACATTCCTCTTCTGTGGTATCTCTGACCCTGCAGGTGCTGCTAACATTATTATTGGTGAGACATATTACGATACTGCTACTATCGAGGTTCAGTGGTCTAAGCAAATCGAATCTGGTGCTTATCAGTTTGCTGATCCTACCTTTACTATTGATGAATATGGTTCAGTTTATGTAACTGCAACTGCTATTGATACAAATGGTAAGAACTATGGCGTTCTCTACGCTAAGTTTGATAATCAAGACTATACAGCAGTATCTCTTGCTAAGATGTACGTTCCTACTGGAACTTACACCTCTGTTAAGAATGCAGGTGTTTCTTTTGACGTATTTGGTAATATTGACATCAGTGCTGTTGTAGAAAGAGATTTCAACGCTGTTCAATCAATTACTGCCAAGATTTCTTGGAATACTGGTAATGTTCTCTCTGCTGCTGAGGTAACAGAGACCAACGGTATTGGTTATCATCCAACTTGTGTTGCAAACGACAACTCTGGTGATACTATTGTTGCAGGTAATAAGGTTGAGGCAGATCAACTTGCTATCTTCAACTGGAACACTGCAGACAATCTTTTTGATGAAACATATAATGACATCCTAAGAACTGGTTCAAATAAGCAGTGGGCTGCCTCAGGCAACGCTGTTATCGATAATACTAAGTTCTACAACGGTGCATCTTCACTAAAACTTGATGCTCCTAACTCAATGCTCCTTCAGTACAGCACAACTGCTGATCAAAGTGTTGAGTGGACAATGGAAGGTTGGTTTGCTCTTGGTAATACTCAATATGCTGCACAAGCATCCAAACCAGAATTCTTCGGTATTGTCTCTCAGTTGACACAAGAAGTTAAGGTTGGTGTTGATGGTACCTCAAGTAGTGCTAATTTTGGTAAGATTTTCCTTGATTTGAATGGATCTACCTCATACTCTACTGGTACAACATTCTGGACTGCATTTAACTCTGAGGCGTGGGTTCATATTGCTATTTCTAAGGAACGCCCTGGTGTTGGTTCTTACATCTATCGTATTTACGTTAATGGTGTAGAGGCACATTCAGTTAACAGTTCTACTGTTGACGTTAACTTGATGCAGGCAACACTTGGTCCTATCTCAACTCCAAGTTCTACTAACAACTGGATTGGTTGGATTGACAACTTTGTTGTTACACCTTCTGCTAAGTACACAGATGCATTCACTGCAGGACTTGTTACTGGTACAAACTCAGTATCTAAGGCATTCATTTATAAGATTGACAAAGATAAGACAAAACTTGGATCGTTCTCCCTAAACAATGTAGAGGCAGGACATACCCTAAACGTCGCCGCAGGAAGCAATTATACGTTTAATACCCAGTCAGTTTCTGTTAACCCTTGGATTATGGGTCCTGCGGGTATTCAGATTCTTGATTACTCAGATGTTGTATCGACTCATATCCCTGGAGTCTATACTATTACATCTACTGATGAAGCATATGCAAGTAGAACTGCAACTATTCCTACACAAGGTGGTAAGAAACTACTGCTCACCACTAAGGTTATTCCTAAGTTCTACATCAGAGATGCAAGATACTCAAGTATTGACCTTGTAAAGACTATTACATTCAACCAGAATGCTTCCTTTACTAAAGGATCTGTTCTTCAACAGTATTCTGTAATTGGTGGTAACGATGTTGTATCTGCATATGGTACTGTCGTTGAATCTGGAACTAATTCTTGTAAGATTGGTAAGATTATTGGTAACTTCGATACAACTAAACTGTTGAAGTCTACTGCAGGTGATGTGAACGAGATGGACAAAGAGTTCACCGTTCTAACTACAACTCCTGTTTGGCAGCAAAATCAAAACTATGCTGTTGGAGATGTTGTTTATAACGATGGTAAGATCTATACATCTGGTACTGCTGCAACTGCAGGTGCTGTTGCTCCTGTACATACATCAGGTACTGTCTCTGACGGTAACATCAACTGGGCGTTTACAAGCGTTGCAGGTATATTCTCAGTAGATTTGGCGAATAGTGTACACGGATCTGGTACTCTTGCACAGTTTGCATCTTGGAAACCTTTCAATGCTTCTGACTACACTATCAGAATTCAGCAGATCTATCCTGATTCATCATTTATTAAAGGTGACACCATTGACGCTGATGCTGTTAACTTGACATTTGAAGTTGATTCAACTGGTAAGATCGCAACATTCGGTGGTCTTGTCGGTGTTAAGCAGTTCAATCTTCAGGCAAAACTTAACAAAGACGTTGTTCCTTCACAGGCACTGACAAATACTGATCTTGTTTACTGTTCTGCTACTAGTAGACATAACTTCTCAGCAAATGACATCATCTTTACTGAGAGATTTACTACTAATGAGTATAATGGTTCATTCTTTGTGGAAGAAGTATTCACTTCTAGAGACTTCACATACAAATTAAGAAGCACTGCTGTTCAGGATCCTACATTCTCTGGACAAGGTTCTTCTGTTTCGAACATTAATATCTACGCTAAGCATCCTAAGTTCCTATTTGTTAGAGGACATCAGTATATCTTTGACCTTGATGACCCATCTAACCTTGGATACTTCTTATCATTCTCTAAAGATAACCAGTATAAACTGGAATATCCATTCATTAACATCATTAGAGAGGGTACACCTGGATTTACTGATGATGATTCACCAACTCCGTTGGTTA